GTTTTCTCAGTTGATATCCTTAAATGGAGTGCAGGCTGTCTATGTTAAGTAGAGAACGTGCTGGTATGCCTGTGGTTAGAGAAGCGCCGATGAGGACGCAACCCTTCTTAACCACTTCAGGGTTGTCATCCGTAACTTCGGTGCTGAAGCTAGCTTCAGGCATACTAATCCCAGCCCTTCGGGCGGATGCCTACTACACAATTGCCAGCGTGTGTAGTAGAAAACTGTACTGTATTCAACAATGATGTTCACAACAACTTGACCTATTGGTGTGTTAATTCTGCGTGGTGTCAGTACGAGTTAGGATGGCTATTTAGCCGTCGCCCCTTCAGTGGGGTTTTGGTCCAAAATGTTGCAGGGTTTGTGATAACTGCAGCATTATTATATCACACCTCCAAAGAAACCAACTCAAAAGAAAGTAGCCAAGGCCGTCCTAAAGGATGTTACTAAGGAAGTCAAGGCTGCACAGAAGAAGAGTAAGGAGAAAAAGGCGGAACATAAGTTCAGTGAGAAGGCTCGTGAAGCTATGCAGGGTGCCGGGAAATCCAAAACTGGGATCGGCGCCACTATTGGCAACATGATTGCCCCTGGTATTGGTGGCCATTTGGGCCATGCTGCTGAGGGACTTTTTAAGACGATTCTTGGATTCGGCGACTATTCCGAAGTCGAAAACATCAATCATCCGCTACCTGAGAACAACACAATTATGGGGCTGCAAACCCCTACTGTGACACAATCTGTTGAGAATATGCATTGGAACGGATTGGCGACTCGAATTGCTCATCGGGAGAATATTGGAATGTTAAGTATGACGGCGGGATTTGGTGTGGCTAAGTACCCCATTGACCCTGTCAGCACATTCATGTTCCCCTGGTTACGCAAGATCACACCCAATTTCCAGAAATGGAAGTTGTTGGGGATGGTCTTCGAGTACGTGCCTATGTCAGCAACTGCCATTTCTGGTGGTACGCCGGCTGTTGGTACAATCGCCATGTCTATTGAATACGACGTAGAAATAGATTCATTTCTACCCGCTTCAATGCAGAATGTGCTCAACTCTCAGGGAGCCGTGTCAGGGAGACCATTTGACCAAATCGTTTGTGCGGTTGAATGTGATCCTGAGTACACACCTCTTAACCCACTGTACATTATGCATCCACAAACAACTCATTCAGACTATCATTTTTATGCCTTTGCTAACTTGATCGTAGCCACTCAGGGCCCTGCGGCCTATGATAACTGCGGTCAGTTGTGGGTAACTTATGATCTTCAGTTGATATCGGCATACCAGGAGAGTCCACTGCCATCTATCCGGCCACAACCTGTCAAGATTGACGCCCCGTCTTATAATCCTAAGGGGGAGTCAAAAACCCGAGATCCAAGCGTTGAGGGATTTGCAGGGGAAGTGGCAAGGGGGCGGTGCGTAGATTCTGGGAAAGCTGTGTTTACGTCTCATGAGGGCTGTGAAAACGACTTCATCATCATTGACGATGATGGGTTGTTTGAATGCCATTTGTGTGGGTGCATCGTTCATCCTGTTACTGGGGCTAAAGTCATTGACAAGAAACCACTCATTACCGATGTGGTTCGGTCTATGTTCTTACCACGGTAAACATTATAAATAAGGTTTTTGCAGTTTTCCTATAAACGCAAGTGGTTCTTTAAAACCTCCTTCCCGGGATCAAGGGTGTATCTATACATAAATAGAAATGGGTGTGCGTCCCCTAATGACGCAACCTGCAATTCTTGTGCCCACTTGCTGGCACCTGAAGGTTGTAGACATTCTTTGAGAGAAATATGTGAGTGCTCAGACACTGAAACATTGAATAAGTGAACTGTATTTATACGGTCATTAACCCATTTTAGAAGTATGGGACTTGTGTATGCGAGGGGAGGAGTTCGATTTAGAACAGAGACCCCCATAATGCAAGTATAGATGCTAAGTAAAGAATAAAACCATGGTAAATGCAGCGCGAATCCCCTGAAAAGGCCGCTGTATGCTTTCGAGCAACATGAATTTTATTGTCGTCTCGTCGGCCTGAATAACCGGCAGTACAATTGGGTGGCACCCGGTTGTACTTCATGTCTTCTAGTTACTCTTTACTTAAGAGGAGTGACTATCAGATGCTCTCTTAGTGTGGCGTAAGTGGCTGTAATCAAAACTACAGTTTCTACAATTGGATCTTGTGTGTACAAGAATTGCAGCTGATGGTGGTTAGAGGCGGCGACATGAACCTGGTTCTCCGAGGTGTTTTATGTTGTGCAGCTGTTCCCACCTAGCTCAGGAACCCCTATTTCAGATGCAGGCTAATCACCTGTGTTTGTGCGCGAAAACTAGGGTACAATGGTTTAGGAGAAATAAAGCAAATGAGTTTAGTAAGCTCTATTGCACCGTAGTGGTTTTAGTCAACTGCCAATAATAACAATAAGAAAGGCAAGGCTGGGCAGCACCCAGACAAAGCTCATGTTAAGAAGCAGCGTGGGAATAAGTCTCGTGACCAAGACAAATTCCCGCACGGACGCGCAACCGTGAAAGACCGCTCCATGGGGGGAGTTGAACCCCCCTATGTCGGGCCCTGCCTTCTAGCTCAGGAGGCTTGTATCATGCCAGAGCATTCGCACCCTGTGCGTCGCCCTTTACAGGGACAGGAACGACGCAACAGGGAGCAGGATCGCGGGGGACAGATTAGGAAACCACTTAAGTTCGAAGTGTGTGAGTTGAAGACTGGGGATTGCAAAGAGGAAACTCATTATCATCCAAACCAACTAGTTCTTAGTTCTGTCTCTGATGTGGTCCCCACAGTGCCTCATGTGAACAAACCACGTGTGTCTCAATTCCCAAGAGACGTGGATTTTGAGGAGCTGGAGCTGGATGAGATCGAAGCTTGGATTGGACAGATCGATCAACAGACAGCACAAATTGAAAGGGATATTGTGGTTCAGACCGTTGAACCCAAGACTCCTACGCCTCGCTTGCGCGACGTAGTGGAGCCTGATTCTGAGTATGCCTTGGAGTGTGAGCATTCTGGAGTAGTGGAAGTTGAGCATTGTGGTTTTATGGGCAATACCCTGGACGCTGATCGCGAACTCGTTAAGAGTATAGCCGAACGCGCCGCAACTGCAAGATTAGCAACCGCGAAAGGAAAGCTTGCATTCGCCATTGCGGCCTTGCAAAGCAGAAACGAACAGAAAGCTGTTGAGAGTGAAACTTTAAACGCTTCGAGCGTACCTTTGGCACTTGTTGCTGAAGAGAGTGGATGTGGCATTGTGGAAGATGAAAAGCATAATAGTGTACCTATGGTTCTGTGCACCAGTGACTGTGAAAACCCAAAGTACTTAGGTACTAGGGAAGTAATTGTCTATTCAACTTCCGCGGTCTCTGTGGGTCATTCAAGTTGGTGGAACAGGGCAGGCGACTGGGTTCATAGTCACCTACCCTTTGTACACAAGGAAGAAACTTGGATCACAAACGATGCTCATGATTTGACACTTCATGAGACTATCGATCTCTCATCGTCTAGTGTTGCTTCTTGGCGTTTCGGCCTACGTCATGGTAATCGGGCCCCTTATCGATATAAGACAAATAAAGGGACTGAATACCTAACTGCAGCAAATTTTAAAAGTTATGCTAAAGTACGTATTTTCACTGCACTGTATGCGTGGCTCGATGGGGCCTCTGAGGATGCGGTTCGTAATTTGAATAAAAGGAAGGTGATTGAGAAATCAACCACTGGGTTTCAAGTTATGAGTTCTTTTCTTCAGGCAGTGGTTTCCGCTGTGTGGCAGAAAAGTGATATACAACATTACCTCGATGTCCAAGGCAATGACATTGGTAAAACTTTGGTGTTGAATACTATGCAACACTATTTGCAGCAGAAAATGCTGACCGGTATAAGATTAGAATGTACCGCAGAGACAGTTGTCAAGCCAACTTTCTTCAAAAGGGTGCTCTCCAAACGGTCCAGGAGAGTAGACCCACATTCTTAATTGGGACCGTCAACTGTAACGTTGTTGAGGATTTCGAGTACAATGGGGACTTTACTGTTCTCAAAGGAAAGGAATACTTCATCAATGGTGAGTTGGCGTTTCCAGACGGGGAGGAGACACTCGATGGGACTTACCGAACCGCATTTGGTTACGGTGTCGCCCATAATGGGAAGATTTTTAGTAATTCCAACCACAATATGAGGTATGCTATGAGGCGATTAACTGGCAAACGATTGGTGAAAGGAGCTGATGGGAAGTATATTAAAAACTACCATGAGCAACTCTTTAATAATCAGCGTCGGTTTTTCGTAGAACATACAGATATCTTTAAAAATGTGGCCAGGAGTTATGAGGACTATTTCCATGAGTATAAAGGGAGTGAAGAGGAGGCACGGGAACATTACAATGATCCACATCAGAAACGACTTCTGCGTCTTAAAGCGTGGAAGGAATTGAATGATGCTAATCAACAAAGTGATGACACCGACCCATGGGTCAAAAGTGTCCTATGGAAGCTTAAGAAAGATGAATGGGCCAAACCGGGCAAGAAACCCCGGATGATTGGCGACCTTGGGGTTGGCGCTTCATTGCGTGGCTTCAGGGTTACAAATTCGTTGAAAGTAGCACAAGAGAGTGAGCCCGTTTATGTTAACGGAGGTGAGATGTACTTTTGCAAAAGCCCTGATCCAGTGATAATGGAACAGGTTTTCAAGAAATTGATTGACCCACCAGGTCGCTTTTACTTTGTATATTTCTCCGATGACTCATGTCTCTCAATCCGTCGTAAGGACGGGGGTGTAGACTTTTACAATTTGGACATTTCTTCTTGTGATGCTTCCCATGGACCAGCTATTTTCCAACAGCTTGTTGACCTAGTTCCACCTACTGTTCGTCCCGATATGCAGATGCTTGTTGACCAATGTCAGCTCCCATTGCGTGTCGTCTCTAGGGTAGACCCTTCAGTGAAACTTTTGCTGAAGCCAAATCGCCCTATGTTGTACTCCGGTAGCACTATTACTACTGGAATTAATAACATCGCCAATCTTGCTATTGGCATCGCCATATCTGAATGTGATTATACATCACCTGATGACATTAGGTTAGCGGCTGAACGCGCTGGTTATATTGTCTCAGGGTGCAAACCATTGCAACACCCAGAAGATCTTCAGTTTTTAAAACATTCACCCGTGTTGGACAGTAACAATTGTTACAAACCAATGCTTAATCTTGGTGTCTTACTGAGGGCTTCAGGCGTGTGCCGTGGAGATCTGCCAGGTCGTGGTCCCTTTTCAATAAGGGCCCGTGACTTTCAAGCAGCTTTGTTAAATGGTGCATATCCACAAGCGGATTTCGAAGTTTTGCAACTCATGAAAGGTGTTGTGAAGGGATCGAAGAAAATCGAGATACCACACTTATTTGAATATAAAGTGGAAGTCAATGATAATTTTCAACCCTTCTTTGCCCAACGTGATAGCATTATGAGGCGTTATCGTCTGAGTGACTTAGAGTATGCTGAGGTCATCGAGTTTGCGAAAAGCGGTTTTGAGCAGTTTTCCAATTCTGTTGGACTGTCCAAGATTCTCGATTTGGACTATGGACTCGAGTGTTGCGAGGATGATGGTGTTGTTAAGTACAACGGTCGCGACTAGAAGCGGCCAAAGCAGAAATCACTGCTTATATTAAGACCCTTCCTTAATATTTTGTGTTGG